ATGAGTTTTTTTAGCACAGTAGGATGGTTAGGCATAAAACTATGGATTTGGATTTATTTTCTGTTTAGCATATTGGCAGGAGCAACAATAGCAGGGATTTATTTTAAGGAGCAGATAAAGGGAAAGTATTACAAAATAAGGTTTCCTGAAAAGGTTATCAAAATATTTCTTCATTACAACACCAACCTCTATAAGGTATTCTGGAGGCTGGTTCCAGAAAACAACTTCTTTGAAATGGAAAATGGGAGGTATCTCTTTGACAGCGAAACAGTGTTAAAGGAAAATGACTTTTTTGCAACAAAGGACAAGAGGGACAAGACAATAATAAAACTGGAAGGTAATAAGTATGAATTTGAAAAGCTGATGATGATTAAGCAAAAGGGTGAGAAATATCCTGAAGTTCATTATTTTTATGGCAACCCTCGCCCATTAAACTTTAATTTAAGTGACAAGGAATTAACATTTTCTGCAAAAGACATGAGTGAGTTTGAAAAGAATGACCTGTTTGTCAAGCTTTTAACCTTGTCACAAGAAAGGCAGACTATGCTTATAGTAATGATTATTTCAGGCCTTAACCTACTGGCTACAATGTTTATTATAGCTAAGATGATGGGGTGGATTAAGTAAGATGCAACTGGCATTAATACAGATAATATTAAGCGTTTTGATGGGATTAACCCTGTTGGCAATAGTAATACTGGTAATAACATTCATCAGGAATTACAGGCATAACAGGAAAGCTAATCAGGTTAAGGATAATGAAATGAAAGACAAAAAGGAACAGGTAACACTATCGCAATTAACAAAGGATTTAACCTCTGCAAAGGCATTCTGCAAACTAAATAAAATAACTCCAGATTATGTAATAATAGTTTGGAAGGAGGAAAATTAAATGGCTGAGATTAATATGAGCAAAACACCTCCAAGAGGGGATATATTTGATGCATTCCAAGATACATTAAGCAAGAATGAGGTTGCAGAGGTATTGAAGGAGCTGTTTGTTGAAAAAAAGATTTACATGATGACTGACTTGACTGATGACGAGATTAAGCTATGCACGAGGATATACATGATTAGCGACATGAAAAACATAAAATACTGGAAGGAGGGATTAAGCTATTTTATGATGCTCGTATTAAGCAGGAACAGGAAGAGCAGAAGGGAAATACTGGATGCAATAAGGGGTTACAGCAAGGCAGAGGGACTGATGGCCAAAATAAACCCTGCAAACTGGAGGAGATAACAACATGGAAACAGACAACATAATTAACTGGATTTTTATTAACTGGTATTTCACCCTGCCATGCTTTGTTATTTTAGCATATTGGCTTCATGTTCAGCTTAAAAAAGAAAAGGAAATGGAAATAATAAATAAAGGAGGTTAAAAGATGAGAAACGGGAACAATGTGTATGACTTGATAAAGAGAATAAACAAAGAAACAAAACACGCAGAGAAATACAACACAGGATTAGTAGGGGAACAGATTATTGTTGCAAGTTACAAGCAGATGCCTGTAGACAAGCTGGAGAAGATGAGATTTATAATAAACAAGATAATAAAACAAAAGAAGGAATTTTTAAGGGTTGCAAACGCACAGGCAAAAAGCAGGTAAGATGTATTTTTACAGCTTTTATTGCATATTGTGTATCTTTTTTTACAAGTTATACACTATTGACCCAAACAAGGCAGTGATAGGCTTCAGTATATCAAGCATAGGGTATTATTACTATGTAAATTGGCTTAATGAGATAAACAAATGATAGAGCTTGTTATTGGAAGGCAGGGGAGCGGGAAGACCTTATTTCTTGTGAAAAGGGGATTTGAGGCATACAGGCAGGGAAAGACAATATACTCAAATGTTGACTTAACCTTTCCCTATAAGCAATTGGACTATCAGGATGTTATTGACTGCAACCTAAAGGATGCAGTTGTCCTTCTTGATGAAATCCATCAGTTACTGCCCTCAAGAAATAGCATGAGCAGGGTAAGCAGGGAAATTGTTGATAACTTTTTAAGCATGGTAAGGAAGGCAGGATTAACAATAATAGGAACAACACAGACTGAAAGAAAGGTTGATGTAAGGTTCAGGGAAGAAAAGGACTTTCTGCATATATGCTCCAAGTTTGGTTATATGAACAACAGATGGATAGAAATACTGCACAGTCAGGACTTGGACAGCTCAGTTCCCATAATGATTAAGGTTGACACACAGGAGGAGTTTAGTCAGGCATGGGTTCAGACTGCCTTTCATGGGAATGACTATTTTAATTTATACAACACAAAGCAGATAATAAAAATAAAGGGGTTAAGCGTATGAGCAATATAACCCTTGACCTCAGCATTATAAACTCATCATCATTCCAGCTGAACAGAGAGATAGAGGCAAGGGAGTTTTACCTCAATTACTGCAATCAGTTCAACAGCTATTTCTTAAAAACTGGCATTGTTATCCTCATAAGCTATGCTGTAATACACTGGCTTAACTGGTGGTTTTTTAACAAGGGATACAAGCTTTTAGGCAATGATTTAAGGACAAAAAACAAGTTTATAGGAAACCTTGACGAGGCAGACACAAGGGCATACTGGGATACATGGATTAAATCAAAGCTGATGAAGGCAATGGCTGGATTCATTGCAGTTATTGTCTATTTAAGCTATTCAGGTTAGGTTAAGATGAAAGATAATATTAGCACTTATAAGAACAGATTAAGAAAATTAAGCCATAAGCTGAAAGGCATAACCAAAGACACAAATTCATTAAGAAATAACATTGACATCATAAGCCATTTAAGCAAGGAAATAAAAAGAATAAGAAAAATAATCAAGACAAAACTATTAAAA